GCAGGCATGACGCGTAAAGGCATAAAAGCCTATCGCAGAAAGAATCCAGGCTCTAAATTAAAAGGTGCTGTAACAGGTAAGGTCAAAAAAGGTAGCAAGGCCGCAAAAAGACGTAAGTCATTTTGTGCTAGATCTTTAGGCCAACTGAAAAAAAGTTCAGCTAAAACAAGAAATAACCCTAATTCTAGAATTAGGCAAGCAAGAAGAAGGTGGAAGTGTTAAATGATTGTTAGAAAAAACGCAAGAAAAAAAATAAACAAAGTGTCCAAAGCTCTGAAAAAAGCAAGCAATACGCATGCCAAACAAGCTAAGACTTTAGAGACATTAAAACTAAAAAAAGGTGGAAAAGCTAAGAAAAAGTCTGGCGCACCAAGTAATGTTGCCAATCCGAGCTTATATGCGAGAGTGAAAGCAGAGGCTAAACGAAAGTTTGATGTTTACCCAAGCGCGTACGCAAACGCTTGGCTAGTTAGAACTTACAAAAAGCGTGGTGGTAAATACAAAGGAGCTAAAAAAGCTGTTGGTGGTGAGGTCAACAACAAAAATTTAAAACCAATACCATCTGATAATAAAGGCTTACCTAAATTACCTAAACGAGTTAGAAACAAAATGGGTTTTATGCGCAAAGGCGGAGCTGTAACAATGGTTCAAGGCAGAGGCTGTGGCGCCATGATGGATTCAAAACGCAAAAAAACTAGAGTTCCAAGAAGCTAATGGTTGCCAAAGGTAGCACTATAAGGCGTAAATTAAGACAAGGTAAAAAGCTTGGTTTTAGTGAGCGAGCCTCTGCGAAGGCGCGAGGTTTAATAAAACGCTCTGATGGCACTAAAAGAAAGAGTGCTAAATATAAAAAAAGAGTGAAACAAAGGTTGTCTAGATGAGAAAAAAAAGAGATCCAAAAAAAGGCACAGGCAAAAAACCGAAGGGATCAGGCAGACGTTTATATACTGACGAGAACCCTAAAGACACCGTTAGCATTAAGTTTGCTACTATGAAAGATGCAAACGCTACTGTTAATAAAGTAAAGCGTATAAAAAAACCGTTTGCTAGAAAAATACAAATTTTAACTGTGGGCGAACAAAGAGCCAAAGTTATGGGTAAAACTGGTATTGCTAACGTGTTTAAGCGTGGTAAAGAAGCCATAAGACGGAGTAGGAAAAAGTAATGTCACTTAAAGAATGGTTTGGCAAAGGCCCTAAAGGAGATTGGGTAGATATAGGTGCGCCTAAGAAAAAGGGCAAATTTCAAAAATGTGGTCGTGCTTCTGCAAAAGGATCTAAACGCAAGTATCCAAAATGCGTGCCAAGATCAAAAGCAAAGCGCATGACTAAGTCACAAATTAGATCAGCGGTCACTCGCAAGCGTGCAAAAAAACAAGGTGTTGGTGGTAAACCTACTAATGTGAAAACTTTTGCTGCAAAAGGTGGTATTATTAACAACAGTTCAAACATGGGTTTGTTTGGAAGGAGATAAAAAATGAAAAAAAGTAAATACATGGCAAGAGGCGGTGGTATGAAAGGGACTAAATATATGGCCAAAGGTGGTAGTATGAAAGGAACTAAGTACATGGCCAAAGGCGGAGCTGCTTTGATGAGCGAAATGAAAGCTAATCCAGGCATGAGCAATATGCCAGCCTCTGTAAGAATGGCTTTAGGTGGCGATATAGCAAAAATTAAAAGCACGAAAGGCATGGCTAAAGGCGGTGGTATGAAAGGCACTAAATACAGAGCAAAAGGCGGAAAAAGGTAATACTTTTTTAATTAAATAAGGTGGCGTATTTAATATCAAATATCCCGCAGTTTAAATGCTGGGTAAGAAAAGAGTTTACAACCAATCATCAACATGGGCATGGTGAGTATTTACATGCCTTGGCTTTTGCAGTCAACACAATCCCGGACAGATCTCTCTCCTTTCAAGTGGTATTTACAGGTTGTGAAACTGATTTTGAAGGCTATCCTGATGAAAATGTACATGGTGGAGCCATGTGGGCAAGGATGCCAATACAAGCGCTCGTAGGCGATATACCTTTACCAGAGTGGCCAAAACCAATGGAAGATCATTTAGCACAACCTTGGGATTGTCTAAGTCATCATCATAGCGTGGT